ATCCAAGTGCTCGCGTATTTACAGCGAAATTCATTGCCCGCCGTCCCGATAACGGGGAGTGACCAGCGCGGGAGGTGGGGTCGTGCGGTGCTCGAAGTGCGGAGATGCGCTGCCCGTCCAGACCGGCCGTGGACGGCGCCGGACGATGTGCGATCGGTGCTCGCCGTCAAGGCCTCGCCCGGAGCGCCGGCAGCCAGTTGTGGCGCTCCCCGGGGTGACCATCGGGGGCGAGATCGAAGCGGCGACCCGCGCCGAGCTGGAAGCGGCCGAGCGCGACGGCTCGCCGGACGGCGTGGTTTCGATGCGCCTGGCCCGGCTGATCGACGCCGGCCACTACACCGCTCAGGGCGCCGCGGCCCTGGCGAAGGCGCACGCCGAGGCGATGACCAGGGCCATGCGTGGCGCAGCATCCAAGGCTGACGTGGTGGACGAGCTGCTGGAGCGGCGCCGGGCCCGGCGCAGTGGCTGAGCTGGTCCTGCCGACGTTCGGCTGGTCTCCTCCGGCCGCGTCGTCGTTCGGCGCCGAGGCGGTTGACCTCGCGGCGTCGGCCGGCCTGCTGCTCGACCCGTGGCAGGCGTATTCGCTGGAGCAGATCCTCGGCGAGCAGGCCGACGGCCGGCCTGCGGCGTTCGAGGCGTGCATGATCGTGCCGCGCCAGAACGGCAAGGGCTCCGTGCTGGAGGCGCTGTCGCTGGCGTGGCTCTTCCTGACCGAGGCGCCCCTGATCCTGCACAGTGCGCACGAGTTCAAGACCGCTGCGGAGGCGTTCCGCCGGCTCCGCGCGCTCGTCATGCGGACACCACACCTGGCCCGGCGGGTCGAGAAGATCACGACAGCGGCCGGCAATGAGGCGATCGAGCTGGCCAGCGGTCAGCGGCTTCGTTACGTGGCCCGGTCGGACAAGTCGGCGATCGGGTTCACCAGCGGGAAGCTGATCCTCGACGAGGCGTTCGCGATCGACGCCGAGGAGATGGCGGCGATGCTGCCGACCCTGTCGACGCAGCCTGAGGCGCAGCTGGTCTACACGTCGTCGGCCGGCAAGACGGCGTCATCGCAGCTGCGTGGGCTGCGGGACCGCGGCCGCGCGGGCGGTGACGCGAGCCTGTGCTACCTGGAGTGGGGCGGCCGGGTCGACTGCCCGGTGGGCTGCATGCACGACCTTGACAACGAGTCGTGCGCGCTGAACGACCGGGCGTTGTGGGCATCGTCTAACCCGTCGTGGGAGATCTACCGCGACGACGGGACGCAGGGCATAACGCAGGCCTATGTTGAGAATGAGCGCCGGTCGCTGGTGCTGCTGCCGGAGAAGTTCGCCCGGGAGCGCACTGGGGCGTGGGATGCCGCACCGGCAGGAAGTGTCGCGCCGATCTCGATCAAGGCATGGCAGGCGCTGGCCGATCCCGACTCGCGCCGCGCCCCCGACTCCCGGGTGGCACTGGCGGTTGACGTGGCCCGGGACCGCCAGTCGGCGGCGATCGCGTGGTGTGGCCGGCGTGAGGATGACCGGCTGCATGTCGAGGTGGTGCGGCATGCGCGCGGCACGGGCTGGCTGGTGCCGGCGCTGGCCGAGCTCGCCGGCAAGGTGCCGCTGCTGCATGTCGAGGTGAAGGACCGGGAATGGCGGCCGGCGATCGTGGCCGACAAGCTGGCGCTGGACGCGCTGGGCCCGGAGTTGAAGGATGCCGGCCTCGAACCGTGGCTGCTGGGCGTCGCGCAGGTCGCGGCGGCGTGTGCCGGGCTGCAGGACGACGTGGAGCAGGGCCAGGTCCGCCACCTGGGCCAGCACCAGCTGGATTCGGCGGTCTCCGGTGCGAGTAAGCGTGACGTCGGTGATGGCGGCTGGGCGTGGGGGAAGAAGGCCACTGCCGGGTCGGTGGACATCAGCCCGTTGTATGCGGTGACGCTGGCCCGGTGGGCGTTCTTGAAGGCGCCGAAACCGTACGACCTGTCGCAGAGTTTCGGTTAGGAGGCCTTCGGTGGGTCGAATGGCGTCCTTGCTGCGGCAACTCCGCTCCTACCTGTTCGGTGGCGGCGGCAGCAACGCCTGGACCGGGGTGACCGCGCTGGACTACGTCCCACCGCGGCGGCAGGAGTCGGGCGGTCCGCAGGTGCGGGTGACGGCCGATTCGGCGATGCGCCACAGTGCGGTGTGGGCGTGTCTGCGGCTGCGGGCGGACATGATGTCGATGATGCCGCTGGACGTGTTCCGGCGGATCGACGGGATACAGATCGAGATGCCGAAGCCCCCAATCCTGGTGATGCCGGGCGGTGACCGGGTCGACATCTGTGAGTGGATGTACTCCACGCAGGTGGATCTGGACCGGGGCGGGAACGTGTTCGGGCTGATCACAGAACGGAACGGGGCGGGCCTACCGGCTCGGATCGACCTGCAACCATTGTCGTTGTGCTCGGTCCGCGAGCGGGACGGCGTCCTGAAGTACAAGATCGATCAGAAGGAGTACACGCCGGATCAGGTGTGGCATGAGCGGCAGTTCACGGTCGCGGGCTGGCCGGTCGGGCTGTCTCCGGTGGCTTATGCGGCGTGGTCGATCGGCGGGTCGTTGTCGGCGCAGCAGTTCGGGCTGGAGTTCTTCAACGGCGGTCACCCGAACGGCACGCTGCGGCACACAGTGCTCGACACCATCCCGCAGGCGACGATGGATGAGGCGAAGGCCAAGTTCAAGGCGGCGGTCGAGAACCGGGACGTGTTCGTCACGGGCAGGGACTGGGAGTGGACGCCGGGCGCGGCGGACGCGGCGCAGCTGGCGTTTCTGGATGAGCGGAAGTTCTCCGTCGGGGATGTGGCCCGGTTCTTCGGCTGCCCGGGGGACCTGATCGACGCGGCAGTCGCCACCGGGAGCATCACCTACGCGAACATCACCCAGCGGAACCTGCAGTTCTTGATCCTGAACCTGGGTCCTGCGGTCAACCGGCGCGAGCTGGCCCTGTCCCGGCTGTTGCCGGCACCGCGTTACGTGAAGCTGAACACCGCCGCGTTGCTGCGGCTGGACCCGGAGACGCAGGCGAACGTCCTTGGCCAGCAGATCGACAAGCGGATGCTGACCCCGGACGAGGGTCGGGAGCTGTACAACCGGCCGCCGCTGACCGAGGCGCAGATCGAGCAGTTCGAGCGGCTGTTCACCCAGCGGCGCATTACCGAGACGATCGCGCCGGCCGAGCTTGAGTCTCTGGTCACCGATCCGAACGCGCCGTCGATGGACCCGTCGACCGAGCCGGCCACGAAGTGAGGGACTGACCATGGCAGAGACGGACGGGCGCGTGCTGCGGGACGCTGCGACGCGGCGTGCGGCGGCGCTGGCGGGGATGCCTGCCGCGCAGGCACGTAAGCAGGCTCCGAACGATGGGGACCGAGCCAGGTCGGTGCCGTTCGATGCGCAGATGCGGGCGAAGCTGGTCCAGAAGGACGGCCGGGACTTTCATCAGCTCGACGGGTACGCCTCGATCACGGACCGGGCGTACGAGATGTGGGATTTCTTCGGCCCGTACGAGGAGGAGGTGGCGGGCGGCGCGTTCGACGCGACACTCGCCGCGAAGCCCGACGTAGCGTTCCTGGTGAACCACAAGGGCATCACGATGGCCCGGACGACGAACGGCAGCCTTGAGCTGGGGACGGATGCGCTGGGACTGCGGTCGTCGGCGTGGTTGAACCCGGAGCGGCAGGACGTCCGGGACCTAGTCTCGGCCATCGACGACCAGCTGATCACTGAGATGTCCTTCGCGTTCATGATCACGGATGCCAGCTGGAACGAGGACTACACCAAGTACTCGATCACCGAGGTTGACCTGAACCGCGGCGACGTCAGCGCGGTCAACTACGGCGCGAACCCCTACACCTCGATCGCGGCCCGCTCGCGTGAGGTGATGGCCGACATCGACCACCTGCCCGCCGGCGCCGCGCAGGCCGCGTTGGGCCGGCTACAGCGGCGTATCGAGCTGGCCCCGACCCGAATCCTGGCGCCCGAGCCGGAGCCGAAGCCGTCCGGCCGATCCACGCGTTCGGTGGATGCGTGGCTGGCGACGATCCCTGAGGTGCGGATCGCTGCGGCGCCGGGGGTCGTGCCGAGGACCCGGGCGGTGTCCGTGGCTGCGCAGGATCAGTTCCGGCGTGAGTTGCGCCGCCTCGCCGTGACCATGCAGCAGCGGGCCCTGTCGCCCGCCGAGACGTCGACGCTGCAGGCGCTGCTGGTGCAGCTGGCCGCGGCCGACGCCGTGTTCGACCCGATCTGTGAGGCGTTCTGCGACGTAGACGATGCGCTCGACGCCGCGCAGACCAGCCTCGCCTCAATGCTCGGCCTGCCCGACCCCGACCCGGATGAGGTCGACGAAGGCATGGACCCGACGGGCCCGATGGCCTGACCTGCACGACCCGGCCGCCCGGCACTCAGACCGGGCCAGGCCAGCGCAAGGACTCTCCAGCTACGAGCCGGCAGATCAGACCGGTGGTGGCGAGTGAGGCACGCCCAGCTCACCCCAACCATCGAAGGAGCCGACGTGGCAACCACGTTCGACGACCTGATCCTGTCGGCGGAAGTCGAGCAGGACCAGACCACCAAGCGGCGAGACAAGGCGCTCGCCGAGGTGAAGTACATCAACGAGCGGGCCCGCCGTGAGGGCCGCTCCCAGCTGACCGAAGATGAGGACGCAGGCGTCACCTCGGCCATGGAGAACCACACCCGCGCCGAGGAAGACCTGGTCGGGATCCGCAAGCGGATCGCGCAGCTGCGGGAGGCGAAGGCCCGCGAGGACGCCACCGACGTGGCCCTCAACCAGCGCGCCGGGGCGGTCGACAAGAAGACCACCGCGGCCAAGCCCGCCTATGACCGGGTCGCCCGGGTCGGGCAGGAGGAGCGGACCTACCACAAGGGCAACGCCCGCGGCGGCGGCCCGTTCATCCGGGACGTCGTCAACCAGTACCTGTACCGCGATATCGAGGCAGAGACGCGCCTCGTGCGGCACATGCAGGAGGAGCGGGTCGAACGCGGCCAGTACATGCAGCGTGCCGCTGGCGATGCCACGAGCGGCGCGTTCACCGGCCTGGTCGTCCCTCAGTACCTCACCGACATGTACGCCCCGGCGGTCGCCGCCCGGCGCCCGTTCGCGGACGCCATGACGAAGCTGCCGCTGCCCCCGGACGGCATGACCGTCAACATCTCGCGGATCACCACGGCGACGTCGGCGGCGCTGCAGGCCACGGAACTCACCGCGGTCAGCGCGACGTCGATCGACGACACGATCCTCACCGAGAACGTGCAGACCGCCGCCGGCCAGCAGCTGCTGTCCCGGCAGGCCATCGACCGCGGCATCGGCATCGAGGACGTCGTGATGAGCGACCTGCAGCGCCGGTACGCCACGGTTCTCGACTCGACGATCATCAACCAGGCCACGACCGGTCTCCTTGCGATCGCCACTGACGTCGCGTACGTCGATGCCACCCCGACCGGTCCGGAGCTGTACCCGAAGATCCTGGCCGGCGCGTCCGGCTCGGAGGCTGCCCTGCTCGGGCAGGCGAACCCCGACCTGGTGGTCATGCACTCGCGGCGTTGGTACTGGCTGAGCAAGGAGATGACCTCCACCTGGCCGATGATCGGCAACCAGGGGCTCGCGGCCTACAACGCCGGCGTGAGCTACGCCGAGCGGTACGGGTCCGGGTTCCGTGGGCTGCTCCCGAACGGCATGGTCGTCATCACCGACAACAACCTGCCCACGAACCTGGGCGGCGGCACCGAGGACTCGATCGTGGTCGCCCCGTCCGAGGAGTCGTTCCTGTGGGAGGACCCGGCTGCACCGCAGTTCATCCGGGCCGAGCAGCCGTCCGCTGCGTCGCTCGGGGTGCTGCTGGTGCTGTACGGGTACTTCGCGTACACGCTGCGGCGGTACGCGAACAGTCACCAGGAGATCACCGGCACGGGCCTCATCGCACCTGTGTTTTAAAGCTCTGATCCTTGCCACCGTATTTCTGATAATCTGGTGGCATGGGAGAAGGACTCGTCCTTTGCAGCAAATGTGGTGAATCCTGGCCGCCATCTGGTTTCTATCGGAGCAAGGGACAGATCAAGCGACCTTGTAAGCAGTGCTTCCGCGAGTGGCACCGAGGTCGCTATACACCGAAGGACGGCGCGGACGACGCCCCACGCAACTGCATTCAGTGTGGGGCGTCGTACCGGCCGAAAGGGCGCCGCGTCAGCTTCTACTGCTCTCAGAAATGCAAGGAAACAGAGCGCAAAGAGAGTGGCCATGGACGCGAGCAGCACCTACAGCGCAAGTACGGAATCAGCGCCGTGGACTATGATCGCATCCTTGTTGAGCAAGGCGGCGGTTGCGCGCTCTGTGGTGTAAAGCCTGAGGAACTTATGACGGGTCGATACCGGACCTACCTGCATGTCGATCATTGCCATGAGACGGGCCGTGTCCGCGGGCTCCTGTGCCCTGAGCACAATCTCATGCTCGGGCGCTTCGGTGACTCACCGGAGATGTTCCGGAAGGTTCTCGAATACCTGGAGGCTCACGCCTCCTGAATGGAGGCGAGATGGCAACGGTTGACGCGACACCGGTCGGCGGGGTGCCGGACGCTGCGAGTCTCAGTTCAGCACAGACCGGCAACGGCCAGTCGACGAACATCGCCGACCGCGGCGGTGCCCGCGGCCCGGCGCTGGTCAAGGTCACTACGACCATCGGGGCGACCCCGACCTGCACCTACGCGATCGAGTGTTCGCCGGACGGGACCAACTGGTTCCCTGCCCCGTACGCGGATTCGGCGACCCCGACCACGATCAGCGTGGCGACCTTCGTGGTGACGACCGCGACGACCCTCTACAAGATCCTGATCACGGACATGCCGTGGCGGTACGTCCGGATGACCTACAGCGCCAACACGAACGTGACCAACACCTGCGACGTCTGGACCTTCGCATGAGCTACGAACCGATCCCCTATCAGGCCCCGGCTCAGGTGGTCGAGGCGCTGAAGCAGGAACGCGCGAACTGCGTGGCGTACGGCAACACCACGCGCGTCGCGAAGATCGACCGGCAGCTGGCCGAGCTCGGCGTGAAGCAGGAGGCCGCCGAGAAGCGTGCCGCCGCGGCTGAGGAGACGCCCGATGCGCGGTCGTCGGTGCCGCAGGGCCGTCGCGCCCGGCCCGGCACCGAAGCCACCACTGCTGCCGAATCGAAGACCGAGGCGTGAGCGTGCCAGCGCCTGAGGAGTTCACGGGCTGGCGGGTGCTGGACCCGGACGGGAATGTGATCGCGTCGGATCCGAGGCCGATCGTGATGGAAGCGACCAGCGACCTGGCGGAGGCTATCGAGGCTGCCGCGACTGAGGATGGAGAGGTCTGATGGCGGCGATTGATCAGGCGATGGCGTCGAAGATGCTGAACGCGACGACCCCGGTTGGTGCGGCTGGGGTGCCGGGTACGTGGACGGCGTTGGGTGCTGGCGCGATGAAGATCCGCCTCGCGTCGACTGCATCCTCGGCGAGCGCGGCCGGGACGGAGCTGACGGGTACCGGGTACACGCCGGGCGGGCAGGCGCTGTCCACGCAGTCGACGGCCAGCTCGGCGGGCAGCAACGTGACCTTGCCTGCGACGACGGCGCTCTCGTGGACGAACTCCTCGGGTGGCGCGTGGTCGATCGTGTCGCCGGACCTGATGGACTCGGCCGGGCTGCGGACGTGGTTCGGCAGCTTCAACGGTCAGCCGATCAGCATTGCGAACGGCAACACGTTCCAGATCGGCGTCAACGCCATCGTCATCGGGCTGTCCTGATGGCTGTCCTGGCGGCCGATCAGGTCGATTTCGTGATGGGCGACTCGCGGACTGACATGACGGGCCTGTTCGCGGTGAAGCGGGTCAACACGGCGGACACCCTGGACGTGTCGCAGTGGTTCAAGTCCGCGAAGCTGGCGATAGTGCTGTGGACGACTACAGCGAAGGCGGACAAGCTCGCGGCTCCGGCCGGGAACGTGGTCACGTTCTCGACGACGGGCCTGTCCGATGACGCGGGCTGGCTGCTGGTCTGGGGTGCGCGGGCATGAGCCGCCAGTATTGGGTAGCGCCGCTACCGCCGTTCCACATCGCGGACGGCACCGCGCTGGCGAACAGTACGACGCTGACGGACATCAGCTCGACGCCGCCCATCGTGATCCCGGCGAACATGCTGGAGATCGGCTCCGAGGTCGAGGTGACCGCGTTCGGGCAGTTCTCGACCACGGGCACGCCGACGCTTCTGCTCGGCGTGTACTACGGCCTGGTCGCCGGGGTGGCTCTGGCTGCGACGGCCGCGACGACGACCGGGTCGGCGGCGGCGGCGTGGCCGTGGATGCTGACCTACCGGGGTGTGGTCCGGGCGGTGGGCACGTCCGGGTCGATCAACGGTCAGGGCCGGGTCAACTTCGGCACGTCGCTGACGGCGTCGAGCACGGTGCACATGCCGGCGACGGCTGCGGCGCGGACGGTCACGATCGACACGACCGCGGCCAAGGCCATCTCGATCGGCGCGCAGTGGGGGACAGCCAACGCCAGCAACACGATCACCTGTAACGACATCAGCGTGAAGCTGATCACCTGATCCCGGCCCGCTTGCTGGACGGTCTGCGGGAGGGGTGAGTCGTGGCTGTCGCAGTCGATACCGTCTCGCCGGGTGCGACCGCCGCGAACGTCGCTGGTGTCGCGTCGTCGTTGACGTTCGCTGCGACCAGCTCGGGCGCAAACAAGTACCTGGTCGTCAGCTTCGCTGTCGGCACGTCGCCGGACGGCGCGGTGACCGTGTCCTCGGTGACCTACGCCGGGACGGCGATGTCGCCGCTGGGTCTGCGGCACACCTTCGACGGCACCGCGGGTTACGTGGCGATGTACGGGCTCGTGGCGCCCGCTGCCAGCGGGAACGTCGTCATCACCCTGTCGACGACCTCGGCGAACGGGATCATCGGCGCGGCGACCTCCCTGACCGGGGTCGACCAGACAACCCCGGTCGGGACGCCGGTCACGAGCATCTCCGACACGGGCACCGTCACCGATGCGGTGACCACGGCCAGCAGCGCCAGCGTCGTCGTCGACTGCGTTGCCACCGGCAGCTTCGTCTCCAGCTCGACGCAGACGCTCCGCTCGCTGCTGAACGGCAACACGGCGACAGCGGCCGGCAACTACGCCGCGGCGACGGCGGCGGGCACCGGCGGCTCCGTGTCGATGGGCTACTCGGTGACCGTCGACTGGTCGGCGATGGTCGCGGTCGAGGTCCTGCCTGCCGGTGCCGCCGCTGCCGATCCGGGGCCTACGGCCGGGGTGCAGATGCCGCCCGGTTCCCGCGGCCGCGGCCCGGGCCACTTCACCCCGTGGATGGGTACCGGCTCGGATCTGACGGCCACGATCCAGGGCTCGGCCACCTTGACCGGCACCGGAACTCTGACGGCCGCGGCGACGACAGCGGCCGGTTCCACGGCAACTGGTGCCGGGACCCTCGCGGCGACCGCGACAACGGTCACCGGCGTAGCTGTGGCTGGCGTGGGGACGCTGGGCCCGGTCCCTGCGACTGTCCGGACCGGCGGCACCCTGACGGGCGCTGGGACGCTCACAGGCTCGGCCACGATCGGTGGCACTGCAACCCTGGCGGGTGCCGGAACCCTGACCGGGACGGCGACGACCCGGACCGGCGCGACGCTCACTGGTGCCGGGACCGTCACGGCTGCCGCGACCCAGGCGGCGGGCTCGGCCATCACCGGGACAGGAACCGTCGCGGCGCTCGCCACCACCAGCGCCGGGGCCACCATCACCAGTGCTGGGATGCTCACCGCGACCGGGACGAACTCGGGCTCGGCCAGCGCCACCTTGACCGGCGCCGGGACTATGACGGCGACCGCCACGGTGATCGTCGGCGCGACCCTGACCGGCGCCGGCACCGTCACCGCGCTGGCCACGACCCGAACAGGTGCCGCGCTCGCGGCCGCAGGCACCCTGACCGCTGCGGCAACCACGAGGGCTGGGGCTTCCCTGGCTGGAGCGGGCACCGTTACGGCGACAGCGACGACCAGTGCTGGTGCCGCCTTGGCTGGGGCCGGTGTGCTGACCGCGGTCGGAACCGTCGCGGGCGCCACGTCCTACGGGACCTCGGCACCGACGGCAGGCGCTGCACCGGCCAGCGGCACGCAGTCCGGCACCGCACCGACATCGAAGACGGGAGGCTGAGGATGCCCAGGTACGCCGTCGGCGCGCAGGTCCCGCTTCCATTCACCGTCAAGAACGAACTCGGCGTCCTGGTCGACGCCGCTACCCAGGTCATCACCGTCGTCCAGCCGGACGGGACACCAGCCACCCCGACCGTCACACATCCGGGGCTCGGCACCTACATTGCCTACTTCACTGTCACCCAGCCGGGCTGGCATTCCTGGTCCGCGGCGACGACCAGCCCGACCACAATCACCCCACCGGATGCGTTCACCGCGGGCGCTGTCACCGACGCGCCGCTGGTCGGGCTCGCGGACCTGCGGGAGTTCCTGCGGACCTCCAGCACGATCACCGACGCGCAGTTACTCACCTTCGGTCAGGACAGCACCGACGCGGTCGAGCGGTACACGCAACGCCACTGGCGCAGGGCGACCGTCGTCGAGAAGCACAATGGCGGGAAGACCGCGATTATCCTGCGGGAAGCACCGCTGATCTCCGTGACGACCGTGGTCGAGAACGGCGTCACGCTCACGGCCAGCGACTACACGCCAGACACGAACTCCGGGATCGTGTTCCGCGGCCAGCAGCAGGCCGTGTTCCCCTGGCTGTGGGGCTGGCAGAACATCACCATCACCTACTTGGTCGGCCCGGCCGGGGGGATTGTCCCGGACAATCTGCTCCTCGGAGTCAAGGAACACGTCCGGGCACTCTGGGACTCCCAGCGCGGCGGGTCCGGCCTGCCGGGGCAGCAGGCCGGCGAACAGCAGTGGGTCGAACGCAACGGGGTGTTCATCACCCCGCGGGTCGCGTCCCTGTGGGATCCGTACGTCGGCCCGGGCGGGATGGCCTGACGTGGCCACCGCGTTCGCGACGGTCACCGACACCCTGCTGGCCGTCTGGACGACGCTCCCGGGACTGGCTGGGGTGCGGGTGTTCGACGGTGTCCCGGTCGGTGACGAGGCCGAGGCCCTGGGCGAGTTCGTGCTGGTCGGTCATGACGGGGACCCGGAGTCGGCACCTGAGATCACGGTCGTCCAGGAGTGGGTGGACCTGGCGTGTACCCGGCGGGCGGAGACGGGGACGATCCCGTGCGCGGTGGTCGTCCAGTCCGGGGACACGGACCTGGCCGCACGAAGGGGCCGGGCGCAGGTGCTCGTGTCGGCGCTGGCCGACAGCATCGTCACGGACATGACCCTCGGCGGGGTCGTCGATTCGGTGTTGCTGCTGTCCGGGTCGGCGAGGCAACTGCAGACCGAGCAGGGCACAGCCGTCGTGCTCCCGTTCGACATCACCTACCGAACCACCGTCTAAGGAGAACCGATGGCGCTTGGCGCAATGCAGCAGATCGTGGCGGCCGGGCTGACGCCGGTCTACGCGGTCCCGCTCGCGACCGAACAGATCGTCCCCAACGACGACATGTTCTTGCATGTGAAGAACGCGAACGCGGGGGCGTGCGTGGTCACCCTGACCGACCCGGGGTTGACTCCGTCAGGGTCGGCGGCGACGAACCCGACGGTGTCGGTTCCGGCGACGACGGGGGACAAGATGATCCCGATCCCGGCGACCCTGACCAGCCCGTCCACGGGCACGATCCAGGTCGCGTTCTCCGTGCAGACGTCCGTGTCCGTCGCGCTGCTGAGGATGTGACCGGCGATGGACTGGGTCTACCTCGCACACAAGGAGACCGGCGGCAGGATGCAGGCGCCGGACGAACCGGGCGTCGTCGAGTGGTACGCGGCCCGAGGCTGGGCCAAGACCGACGCCCCGGCCGACGCGGTGTTCGTGCCCAAGGTGGCGACCGCGAACACGGACGAGTGGGTGACCCTCGAGCACCCGGGGATCGGCGCGACGCACGAGTTCCCGAACAACCCGGAGGCGCTGGCCGGAGCGATGGAAGCCGGCTGGTCCTACATCGAGGCCGACGTTCCCCCCGAGCCCGAGCCGGCACCTGCCCCGAAGTCCAGCAAGGCCAAGGCCGACGTCCCGCCGGCCACTGACGACCAGCCGAAGGAGTGACACACAGTGGCCGACAGCAACACTGATGGCAGGACCAAGGTCTACTCGGTCCCTTCCATTTCGAACATCGCAGCGCCGACCGTCGCCGAACTCAACGCGGGTGTCCAGCTGGATGGGCTGATCACCCCGGACGGGTTGAAGGGTTTCGAGCCGGACACCGGCGACGTCGACAACAGCAAGCTCAACAGCACCTTCTCGACTGTCTCGGCGGGTCGGGCCAGCTTCTCCGGGACGAGCCTGACGCTGATCAAGCAGACCGGCACCGACACCGTCTACAACACGTTGGTCTACGCGTTCGCGACCAACATCGTCATCCGCCGCGACGTCACCTCCACCACCGCCTGGACGACCGGCGACAAGATCGAGGTGTACCCCGTGCAGTGCGGTGAGGTTCGCAACCTCGCGCCGGCCGCGAACGAGGTCCACAAGTACGAGATCCTGACGAAGATCACGAGCCAGCCGAACCTGCGTGCCACCGTCGCCTGAGGAGATCGAGGAGTGGGCCGTCCTGTACGGCAAGGACGGCCAGCTCAGCCTCGAGATGGACACCGCCCGCGCGTGGGGTGTGTCCTGGCGCCGGTTCCACGGCTGGGAGCCGGCGCGGACCACGGTCTACGAGTACGACGACGCGGGTCGTCTCGTCAGGTCCGTGACCACGGTCGAGCCGGAATGGGATGGCCCGGAGCGGCGTGCAGCGATGGCGCTGCTGGTGTTCGAGTCGGGCCTGTGCCCGGGCTGCAGGCAGCCGCTCGCTGAGACGACGAGGCCTGAGCGTGAGTTCGCGTACAAGGCGGGGCAGGCGATCCGCTGCCACCGCTGCACGGCGATGGAGCAGGCGCACGCCAAGTACGAGAACGCGCCGGCCCCGGGTGCGTTGCTGATCCCGATCGTCACGAGCGGGGGATGAGCATGGACGGCGCGCAGCAGATGGCAGCCGTGGCGAAGGCCGTGACGGATGCCGCCGACCGGACCCTGCGGCGCGAGATGCTGCGTGGCCTGCGGAAGGCTGCGCAGCCGGCGGCGGCGGCAGTTGCACCGAGCGCGCTGCGGACGTTGCCGAAACGGGGCGGGCTGGCCGCCTATGTGGCGTCCGGGAGGGTCACCGTCCGGACCCGGCTGGCTGGCAGGTCGCCCGGGGTGCGTATCGCCGACGTGCGGACCAAGACCGGCGGGAAGGTCGCCCTCATCAAGATCGATGAGGGGAAGCTGAGGCACCCGATCCGCCAGCGGAAGGTCGAGAGGGCCCGAGGGCGCAAGCCGATCTGGGTTTCCCAGAACGTCACACCCGGGTTCTTCACCAAGCCGATGCAGACCGCCGCACCGTTGGCCCGCCACGAGCTGAAGAAGGTCCTTGATCAGACGGCGGAGAAGATCGCCGCGTCAGCCCGCTAGTGCTTCCAGGGCCTGACCAGCGCCAGTACGAGCCCTGTGATCGCGGCGGCCAGCACGACGGGGACCAGAAGCAGCATCCACGGTTCCATCTGTACCCACTCCATTGATCGGCGACGGCGGCCTGCCTGACCGGGCCGCCGTCGCTGCACATCCACGGTCAGGATAGGTCAGGGAGATGTGATGGCGGGTCGACTTAAGGTCACCTACCTGGACGGGACCACCGGGTCCGTCCACGTCCCGGCGATCGCGCAGGTTCTCACCGAGCGCGAATACCCGGGTACGGCCGGTGCGAACACCCTCGAATCGGCGTTCTACCTGGCGTTCGCGTCGCTGCGTGAATCGGGCCAGGTCATGATCGGGTTCGAGGATTGGCTGCGGACCGTGGATGACATGGAGCGCGACGAACCCGACGCGTCAGCCGTCGAGCAGATCTGACGGACAGGAGGTCTCCCGGTGGCTTCCACGACCCTGACGTTCGACCTGATCGTCCAGGACGGCAAGGCGACCGGGACCCTGCGGAACGTCGGCCGCGAGTTCGACAACGTCGGCAAGAAGGCAGCCGCGTCATCGCAGGCGATGAAGTCGATCGGCACGACCATGGCCGGTGCCGGCCTAGCTCTGGCCGCCGGGATCGGCGTCGCGGTCATGAAGTTCGCCGCGTTCGACAAGCAGATGTCCGCCGTGCAGGCCGCCTCGGGCGCGAACGTCGCGACGATGGCGAAGCTGCGCGCCGCAGCGATCAAGGCCGGGGCGGACACCAGCTTCTCCGCATCAGAGGCGGCGCAGGCCGAGACCGAGCTGGCGAAGGCCGGCCTGTCCACGTCGGCGATCATGGGTGGGGCTCTGCGGGGAAGCCTCGACCTGGCCGCCGCCGGGCAGATCGGCCTGGCGGATGCGGCGAACCTGTCCGGCCAGGCAATGAAGATCTTCAACCTGACCGGTAAGGACGTCCCCCACATCGCGGACGTCATGACGGCCGGGGCGAACAAGTCGGCGGCGTCCGTCCAGGACCTCTCGGAGGCGTTGAAGCAGTCCGGCCTGGTCGCCGCGCAGACCGGCCTCGGTCTCGAAGACACCGTCGGTGTGCTGTCCGCGTTCGCCGACAACGCGCTGATCGGGTCGGACGCGGGCACATCGTTCAAGACGATGCTGCAGCGGCTGAACCCGACGTCGGTAGCCGCGTCGAATGCGATGAAGTCCCTCGGGATCAACGCCTACGACTCGCAGGGCAAGTTCATCGGCATCACCGCCGTCGCCGGTGAACTCCACGCATCCCTGGGGGAGCTATCGGCTGCGCAGCGGAACGCAGCACTGGCCACGATCTTCGGGTCGGACGCGATCCGTGCCGCTACCGTCCTGTACAACCTGGGCGCCGACGGTACGAAGAAGTACATCGACCAGGTCAACGACACGGGCATCGCGTCCCGGACCGCCGGGACGCTGCTGGACAACTTGTCCGGCGACCTGGAGAAGCTCCGCGGGTCCATCGAGACCGCCCTGATCCAGGAGGGATCCGCCGGGAACGGGGCCCTGCGCGGACTCGCGCAGGGCGCTACTGGCGCGGTGAACGCGTTCACCTCGATGCCGGCGCCGCTGCAGAAGGCGACGTTCATGCTCGGCGGTGCAGCTGCCGTGGCGCTCACTCTGGGCGGCGGGATCCTCTACACCATCGGCAAGGTCGCCGACTTCCGGAAGAACCTGGAGACCCTGAACATCTCAGGGTCGAAGGTCAAGGGAACCCTCGCCGGGATCGGGAAGGCCGCCGGTCTCGCGGCCGGCGCATTGGCCGCCGCCGCCGCGATCAACGCGCTCGTGACCGCCGGGGACGCTGCTACCGCGTCACTGGAGAAGACGACGTCGGCACTGCTGGACCTGCGGGACCAGAAAACCCTCGCCAGCCTCGATGAGCTGTTCAAAAAGACCAGCAACTACGGCGAGGACAACGTCAAGGGATTCACCGACGCACTGAAGCGGCTGACCGACCCGGACCTGAACTCCCAGCTGAACAAGCTGTCCGAGACCATCTCGTTCGGTGCCGTGCAATCCGGCCAGGGCAAGCTGGAAGACCAGTTCAAGCGGACCGGCGAAGCACTCGCGGCGATGGTCCAGAGCGGCAACGCCGCACAGGCCGCGACCATCTTCCACGAGCTGCAGCAGAAGGCCGCCGGCGTCGGCGTCTCGGTGGACAAGCTGAACTCGCTGATGCCCGCCTACTCCGACGCGCTCGCCGGCGTGTCGAACGAGCAGAGGACAACCGCGTCGACTGCCGGTGCCGCCTCTGACGGGATGGTCGCCACAGCCGAGGCGGCGAACCGGGCAGAGAAGGCTCAGAAGGCACTGAAGGACTCCCTCGACGCGACGAACAACGCTTTCCTGAAGGGCCAGAACACCGACTCGGACTATTTCGCGTCCCTCGACGACGTCACCGCCGCGCTGAAGGAGAACGGCCGGGCCGTCACCAAGAACCGGGACGCGTTCAATCTGCGCACCGCAGCAGGCCGAGCCGACGCGCAGGCGCTCCGCGGGGAGGCGTCCGCACTGCTCGACTACGTCGGCGAGCTGGTCGACGCGCAGGGAGTCCCGATGAAGGGATTCCAGCAGCGGCTTGCGGGCACCCGCGCACAGCTGATAGAGGATGCCGAGAAGCTGGGCCTGTCGAAGACGGCGGCCAGGAGGTATGCCGACCAGATCCTGGCGGTCCCGACGAAGCTGGCGACGCAGGTCGCCGCACCTGGGTTGGCCGCTGCCCGTGCGCAGATGCAGGGTCTGAAGCGGGACATCCTGCACATCAACGGGAAGACGGTCACGTTGACGATCAACGCGGCTGGCGGGTTCACGTCCCGGGTGGTCGACGCTTACGGTCGGCAGCTGTCGCTGGCTCGCGGGCAGGCGTCGGGTGGTCGGATTCCCGGCCCGCCGTCGAGTCGGGACAACGTCCTGTGGCCGATGGCCCGGGGCGGCAGGTTGCAGCCGCTGGCTGGCGGCGAGTACATCGTGAACGCCGCGAGCACGAGCAGGAACCTTCCGTTGCTGGAGGCCATCAACCGCGGGATGGCGATGGGCGGCTACCTCGATGTCCGATCCCGGGTGTCCGGGCCACCGGCGGGCTCCTACGCCAGGTTCGGGAACGCCGCGGCGCTGGCTGCGGTGAACAAGCTGACCGCGGCCGCGGTCAAGGGGTTCATGGGCTCGTCCGGGGCCGGAATGGGTGGGTCCGGTGTGCAGCGGTGGGCGCCGCTGGTGCTGCGGGCGCTGGCGATGATGGGTCAACCGGCGTCCCTGCTCGGGGTGACGCTGCGGCGGATGAACCAGGAGTCGGGCGGGAACCCGCGCGCCATCAACAACTGGGACATCAACGCCCGCCGTGGCGACCCGTCCCGGGGCTTGATGCAGACGATCATGTCGACGTTCCGGGCCTACCACTACCCGGGCACGTCCTGGAACATCTACGACCCGCTCGCGAACATCCTCGCGTCAATGCGGTACGCCCTGGCCCGGTACGGGTCGCTACAGGCCGCGTACGGCAAGGCCGGCGGATACGCGAAGGGCGGCGTGTTCAAGGCCCGCCCGGGCGGGACGCTCGCCCGGCTCGGCGAAGGCCGGTACGACGAAGCCGTCATCCCCCTCTCGAGGGCCCGCGGCCAATGGTCCGGCGTCGGCGGCAGCAACGTCACGGTCATCGTCCAGGCACCGAACTATGTCGGCGACACCGACGACCTCGTGAAGGCGTTGGACCGCGCCGCACGCGGCGGGCGCCTGGACCGGATCGTGAAGCTGGCCACGGCGTGAGCGGCCCCCTGTTCGTCAAAGTCGACTGGGCGAAAAACGGGAACTACACCGGGGTCCTAGACGACGTCAGCGATTACGTCCGCGGTGGCGTGTCCTGCCAGTTCGGGCGGGACCAGATCACCGCCACCAGCCCCATGACCGCCGGGCGGGGCGGGTTCGCCCTGGACAACCGAGGCCGCCAGTTCTCACGCCTGAACAGCGCCTCGCCGATCTTCGGGCTGGTGAAACCCGCCCGACCGGTGCAGATCACCCGCACCGTCGGCGCGACCACGTACACCCTGTTCGCCGGTCACACCGACGACTCGCCGCTGAACCCGGACCTCGCAGCGAAGACCGTGAGCCTGAACCTGGTGGACACTCTCGCGGACTTCCGGGGCGTCACCATCGCAACCGAGCTGTATCAGGGGATCCGCACCGGTGCCGCGATCGGGCTGGTCCTGGACGCTGTCGGGTGGACCGGCGGCCGGGACCTGGACACCGGGGCGACGCTGATGCCGTGGTGGTGGGAGGACGGCGGCGACGCGTTCACCGCGCTGCAGAAGATCCTCGCCAGCGAGGGCCCACCGGCGCTGCTGACCGTCGACACCAGCGGCGGGATCGTTTTCCGGGACCGGCTGCACCGGTATGTCCGGGCCGCATCGACCACGTCGCAGTCGACGTGGCGGGGCGACGGTCAGGTCGAGCCGGTGATGGGCGGCTACGCGTATAACGACGCCTGGAGCAACATCGTCAACTCGGTGACGGTGAGCGTGGACGAGCGGTCCAGCGCCAGTATCGAAACCATCTGGTCCACAGACGAGATCATCACGTTGGGTCCGTCCGGCGGGACCACGGTCCTGGTCAAGACGTCGGACCCGTTCTTCGGTGCCACCGGCCCGTATTTCACCATCGTCTCTGGGTCCGTGTCGACGATCTCCGTGCTTTCCCGGACATCGGGGCAGTCGACGTCCTTCACGATCACTGCCGGCGGCAGCGGCTGCGTCTTACAGGATGTCCGGCTGCTCGGGTCGCTGGTGACCGTCGCCCGCACCGTCCAGGTGACAGCGACCGACTCGGCGAGCATCACCGACTACGGGCCGCGGGGCCTGCCCAGCGGCGCCGACCCGGTGTGGGCGTCCCGCGCCGACGCCGTCGACCTGGCGAACCTGTATGTAGCACAACGGAAGCAACCGCTTCCGACGCTGCAAGTCAGCTTCACCTGCCAGCACACGCAGACGACGCGGCTGGCCGCGCTCCTGTCGATCGATCTGTCCGACCTGGTCACCGTCATCGAGCCCGAGTCGGGCGTGGATGGCGGCTACTTCGTCGAGTCGATCCAGCACGAGGTGCGGGACGTGACCGAGCACGTCATCACCTTCGGACTGGAGGCGGTCCCCACCGCGCCGACCGGGACGCCTTTCGTCCTGGGCACCAGCACTCTGAACGGGAGCGCGGTCCTTGCCTACTGACGACGTGCGGGCGGTCGTGTTCATGTCGTGGGGCCGGTGGGTGGCATCCTGCCCGCGCCCGGGCTGCACGAACAGCGAGTGTTTCGGCCGCTGCGACGACGGCAGCACGGGCGGGCTGACCCGTAACGGGTTCACCTGCCGCAGCGGCGCCTACGGCGGCTGCGGGCTGCAATGCGCGGCCGTATGGCCGGCCGACGTCGAGGACATCGAGCGGGTGATCCTCGCCCGTCCTGTCCCGGCGACCCGGAACTGGCTGCACGGAGAGACCGTCCTCGACCTGGTCGCGGAGAGCGTGCAGCACGGGCTGATCCCGGACGGCGGGCTCGCTAACGCCTTGATGGCACGGCAGATCGGAGCCTGACCGACATGACCTGGTCGACACCGCCGACGTTCACCTCGGGGAACGTCCTGACCGCGGCACAGCTGAACATCCTGTCCGATGACCTGAAGGAGACGGCCCCCGCGAAGGCGACAGCGGCCGGTCAGCTGTTCGTGTCGACCGCATCGAACACACTGGCTGCGCGGACCCCGACGTACGCGGAGGTGCTGACGCAGGAGTCGACGACCGCGACGTCACCGACCGACCTGACCACTCCCGGCCCGTCGGTGACGGTGACGACCGGGACGACGGCGCTGGTCATCTACTCGACGTTCATGAACAACAACCCGGCCGGGGCGACGCAGTGCGCACCGGAGGTGTCGGGGGCGACGACCATCGCCGCCGACGTCCACTGGGCGCTGATCGGGAACAACCAGACCGCGAACACGCAGATGCAGGACGCCCAGTTCTGGTGGCCGACCCTGACCGCGGGGAGCAACACGTTCAAGCTGAAATACTGGACGTCCAACAACACAGGGTTGTACCGGGATCGCCGGATCCTGGTCATCCCCTTCTGAGATGAACCGCCGCGCGTTCCTCACTGCGGCAACGGTTCTCGCGTCGATCGGGATCCCGCCGGGGGAGAGGATGGTGCCGATGTCCACCAGCCCTGTCCTGTTCGTCGTCGCGCACCCGGACGACGAGACGCTCGGGATGGCCGTCCCGCTGGTCGAGCACCTGGCGGGCCAGGACGTGCACGTGCTGCTGCTTACCGACGGGGAAGGCACCAGCGCCCGCGACGTCCTGAACGGGGTCGGGGTCAGCTCGTGGTGGGCAGTGCAGCACGTCCCGGCGCTCGAGGGGTACGCCACGCTGGACCCTGCCGCCATCGTGACCGCCCGGGCCGCCGAGCACGCCACCGCACTGGCGTCGATGGCCGCGGGCCAGTCCGGGACGCTGACGCATCATGAGGCGCACCTGCCCGACGGTGGCGTCACCAAAACCTCGGCGTACGCGGCGATCCTGGCGGTCTGCGATCTGGTCGCGCCGGGCCAGCCGGTCCGCATCAAGGGCCACTCGCCGGTCGTCGACAACCACCCCGACCACGTGGCCTGTGGGCAAGCGCTCGCGCAGCTGTCCGCGGACGACCCGACCCGGTTCAGCGACCGCAGGCACTACGTGCTACCCGCCTACTGGTCGGATCCGCGCCTGTCGCAGGTCACCCATTCGTGGGACCTGCCGGGCACCCCGGACGTCGCCAACCGCGCGGTGAACGCCTGCCGGGCCTACGGTGCGTGGGCGCCGCCCGGGCGGCTGGCGGTCGGCTGGCACTCGATCTGGGTGAGCTTCGCGACACTGATGAGCACGCCGAAAGCGTTGCAACACCTGTGATCCGCCGGGAGGACTGACGAAATGACCTGGGTACTCACCAAGGGACTGGCCACCGTCCGGGACGAGTTCAATGCCGTGTTCCCGCACCGGGACAAGGCGTCCGACGGTGCCATCGGGAACACCGCACACCAGGCCGAGAGGTCCGGGCACAACCCCGACATCACCGGGAACTCCGAGTACCGAGACGGCGACAGCAAGGACGAGGTCCGCGCCATCGACATCGACGCCGATCTACGGTCCACGGTCACCATGGAGCAGGTCGTCCAGTACCTGATCCGGCAGGCCAGGCGCGGCGTCTACATCCCGTTCAGGTATGTGATCTACAACCGCCGGATCTGGTCGCGCCGGGACGGCTGGGCCCAGCACGCCTACGACGGCGACCCACACACGAGCCACGTGCACCTGTCCGGCGACTACACCCAGACGGCCGACGAATGGACCGGGACCCTCGGCCTGGCCAAGCTTCTACAGGAGGACGACATGCCACTGACCGACGCTGACGCCAAGCTGATCGGCGCCCACCACGAGACGTTCGGATCCGATATCGGCGAGCAGTCGTACAACACGATCTGGGCGCTGGGCTACCTGAACGCGAAGCGGGCCAACGATGGTGTGGCCGCGCTCGCCGCCGAGGTTGAGACCATCAAGGCCGCCGTCACCGCGCCGGCCACCCAGCCGCCCGGGGCTGGCCCCACCGCGGCCGAGGTCGCAGCCGAACTGATCCGCCAGCTGAAGCCCTGACGTGGCGCCCGACCCGGCCGGGGACAGCGTCACCCTCGGCGAGGTCTACCGCGGCTTGGTCGAGGTGAAGGACGCGACCCGGGAGAACACGCGGGAGATGTCGAGGCTGGGTGCTGCGGTCGAGGTGGGCCGGGATAAGACGGGCCGTCTGGAGATGATCGTGTACGGGACTGGGGCGATGGCCAGCGCGGCGCTGATCACCGCTGTCCTGTCGCTGATTCAGCAGCGTTGACCGGGAGGAGATGTGCTGTGGGTCCTGGACTGTTGGACAGGCTGCCGACGTGGGCGCGTGACCTGCTGCTGATGCTGGTCGTCCAGCTCGCCGCGTGGGCCGGTACCGACCTGGTGCCGATGCTGCGGGAGCGGGGGCCGGCCGCGAACATCGCGGCGGCGGTGCTGGTGCTGGTGATCAACGCGGTGACGCCGTTGAGCCGTTCGTACAACCTGGGTGGTGCGACGATGCGTGACCAGGCGGTCAGGAAGGTGGGCACGTGAACGACGACAGGCCATGCCAGCTCGCCGCGTACGTCGCCTGAGCTTTCGTGAACTGGTCCCCGTAGTTCGACGACAGCTGCCGGATCAGCTCGGCGCGGGACATGCCCTGCATGTCCAGGTACGACTTCCCGGCGCGGACGGCCTGCCGGTTCCAGTTCACGGTCAGGTGGTCGACAGCCCATGTGGCGTCGGCAACCGAGTACGCGTCGCCGTAGCTGGACGACAATTGCTTGATCAGGCCGCGCCGGCTGAATCCCTGCATGTCGATGTAGGACTGCGCCGAGCGTAGGGCGTTCTCCTGGGACGTCGTCCCCTGCTCGACCGCCGTCGTCGTCTCAGCCGGCGCGACTGCCGCCTCGGTCTGGGCTGCCGCCACTGGCTCCGTGCTGGAGATCGTGCTGGACGTCGTGCTGCTGACGGTGGTGTTGGAGCCGGGCCCGCCGATGGCCGCGCCGACCGCGCCGATCACCACCAGACCGCCAACCACGGCCAGGAGCACATTCCGGCCCGTGTGGCTCTTCCGTGGCTGCGGGCCGGGCTGCTGGGGCGGCTGGTCCAGCCATACCGAGTGGCCCTGCTGGTCGACGGTGTACGGCCTGCCTGATGCCGGGTCGACGAACCTCGGCCCAGGTTGCTCTGTGGTGCTCATGATCCCCTCCCGGGAACTGTCGTGGCGAACGGTTACGGTACGCGCCGCTGCGGCGGCTCGGTCTGGTTCTCGGCGATCTCGGCGGCCTCGCTGTAGCCGCGGCGGTGCGCTCGGCGCAGCCACGACGCGATGGTGGCGACCGTGGACGGCTCCCAGTAGTCGGCCAGCCAGCCGGTCAGCTGGTGGTCATAGTCGCCGAGGTCGAGCCCGTCGAGCGCCTGCCCGAGCATGGCCCGGGCCTGCTCCTGGTTGGCCTGCGGTGGCTCGTTGAGTGGTCCGGTGGGTATGTTCTCGTGCACGGCTGGCACCTCCTGAGGGTGTCGGTCGAGGCCCCCAGGTAGCCCTTGCCGGCGACCTGGGGGCCGCTATTGCTTTGTCAGGGATCGATGGTGATGGTGCGGCCGTCGAGGGCGGCGTCGATGATCCGGCGGAGCATCTCCGCGCGGGTGATGTGTGCGAGCCGGGCGGCGGCGTCGATCCGGGCGAGTCTGTCTGGGGTGAGGGAGACCGTGACCCGGCCGCCCACGGTGGGGCGGCCGGGACGGCGCTTGGTCTCGGCCATCAGGCGTTGTGGACGACCGTCAGCGGGTAGACCGCGCCGTCGGCGTAGAGCTGCCCGTCGGAGCAGTGCCAGTCGGTGTAGTCGGGGAGGTTGGACAGGCAGTCGATCGCGGTCTCGCTGAGTGCAACGGTCAGAACCTGCGCCTCGGAGTCGCCCCACACCTCGGCCGCTCCGCCGGCAGGGAAGCCGGCGGCGGAGATGGCCTCGCAGATGAGGTCGAGCTCTGCGCGGGTCAGGTCGACGGTGTAACGGGTCATGGCGTCCTCCCGGACTCGTTTTCCGATGTCGATAACTAGACTCTACACCGGGTAAACGATGTCGTCAACACTGTCAGGACACCCTGAGTTCGGCGGCCTCGAGGACCGCTGTGCGGATCGTGGTCCGGGCCACCCTCGAGTACAGCGCCGTCGTGGACGGCGACGCGTGGCCCATCGCCTCACCGGTCGCGCGGAGGTCCAGCGAGACGGCGTACAGCGCTGTGCCGAAGCTGTGGCGCAGCTGGTGCGCGGTCCCGTCGATGCCGCAGTCGCGCAGGTGTGCGTTGATCAGCTGGGAGATCCGCCACGGCCGGTTGTGGTCGCGCCGGCCATCCCCCCGCGGGACGACCGGCCCCGACCTGCCAGGTAGCACCCGCAGCAGATCCTCGAGGCGGGGCGCGATGTCCACGACGCGCTCGTGGGCGCCTTTGCCGGCGACGACCCGAAGGTGCGCGTCGGGGCCGAGGGTGACCTCTTCCCACCCGAGGGACGCGACCTCGCAGCAGCGGAGCCCGGCGTACCGCTCGAGGCCGATGCACGCGCCGACCGTGGGCCCGGCCTGCTCGAGGGCGCGCTCGACGTCGACGTCCGGTAGTGGTCGGGGTAGTCGGCGCGGCGCGCGGGGGACCTCGAGGCCTTGGGCGGGGTCGTGCTCGAGCAGGTGCCGGCGCACCGCCCACAAGTAGTAGGACCTGACGCCGCAGACGTACCCGCGCACGGTGGACGGGCCGAGGCGGCGGCCGATGTCGGTGCGCCAGGCGTCGAGGTCCGCCTCGAGCAGGCCGAGCAGGGGGCGCCCGGAGTGGCGGGCGAGGTCGCGGGTTGCGGTTCGGTAGCTGAGGACGGTGTTGGGTCGGGCGCCTCGGTCGCGGATCCAGGTGAGGTGTTCCCCGATGGTCGGTTCGTCTGTGTGTGTGTTCATGCCGTGACAGGTTGTCAACATTCGGGCGTGTCCGGCCGGCGCTTGATCATCAATGGTCCGAATGGCCGAGGTGTCGTTGGTGGACATCGGTTCAGGCGGCCATCGGGACGGGCTGGAACAGGCCGCGCCGGAACGGGTGTGGACGGTATGGCTTGTTGACAGGACCCCACATCAGCCAGTCCCGGTCGACGCCGAGCGCGAGGCTGATCCGGGCGACCTTCTGATCGATACCTCGGGCCTGGCGTCCGTCCTCCATGGACTGCCATTCCCCGAAGGTGAGCCCCGTGCGCTCAGCGGCCTGGCGTTGGGTCAGGCCGAGCTGGCGGCGCACGAGGACGAGCCGGGTCGCGAGGTTGTCCTCAGGGACCCATCCATGGGCGGGCTGCGTCGTCATGCGTCCAAGTTGACATATATCTGTCCAAGTTGTCAACCATCTTGACGTGAGCTGCGATTCATTCAGCGACACGCCGCACACGTCTTGACACTAAGAATCGGTCAGGGACAGACTTCTCGCCATGCGACAGACAGTCCTCTCCCAGCTGGTCGAGACGAAACTCGGCCGCAGCCTTGAGGAGCAGCTGGTCGAGGCCCGCGCAGCGGGAGCCGACTGGCGCTCCATCGCCAACGCCATCACCGCTCTCACCGGGGTGTCCGTCTCCCACGAATCCGTCCGCGCCTGGATGGAGTCGAGCCAGCCAGAACACGCCACTACTGCGGGCGCGGCATGACCTCGGCAGTCCTGGCCGGGCGTGGCAAGACGGGGCAAGGCGGGTCGGGTCCGGGCGTGGCTGGCACGGCGTGGCTGTGCACGGCTGTGCATGACAAGGCGGGGCCGGCGTGGCGCGTCAGGGTCAGGCATGGCTCGGCTAGGCCGGGCACGGCAGGCTCGGCCGGGTACGGCCCGGCTTGGCAAGGCGGGGCTTGGCACGGCTGGCCCGGTGTGGCTTGGTGCGGTCAGGCTGGGCTAGGCACGGCGTGGCTGGGCTGGCGCGGCTTGGTTGGGCTAGGCGTGTCCCTGCGTGTTGTGGCGTGGCTGGCCCGGTTCGGCCTGGTGCGGCAGGGCACGGCGCGGCGTGTCCGGGCGTGGCTGGCGCGGTGCGGCGGGCCGGGTCCAGGCGAGGCAACGCGAGTCCTGGCATGGCAGGCATGGCGCGGTCTGGCCAGTCGGATCATGGTGAGCCCAGGCAAGTCGGGGCAAGGCTCGGCAGGCATGGCACGGCGCGTCGCGGCGCGGCTAGGCGGGTCGTGGCACGGCTGGGCTGGGCCCGGCTGGCGCGGAAGTAACCACCACAACGACGCAACCCCCGGACGCACCCGGGGGCCGGTCGACAACACCCAAAGTCAGGAAGGACCACCCCGATGACCGAAGCACCGGCCATCCACATCCAGAGGATCGCAGCCGAAACGCTGCTCATCCCGATCACGGGCACCGCGCCTCTCATCGTCCACAACTGGGACGAGAAAGCCAAGCGCCAGATGCTCGACGCGCAGCAGGGCCGGAAGACCCCGAAGCAGATCCGTGACCCCGAAGCCGACTATCAGGCGTCGCTGTACCGGGCCGAAGCCGGGGGGTACGGGTTCCCCACCCTCGCGTTCAAGGCCGCGACCGTCGGCGCTGCCCGGTTCTTCGGGAAGTCCGTCCGGATGACCGAGCTGCGGCAGTTCCTGTTCATGACCGGCGAGCCGTCGGCGGACAAGGTCCAGATCCTCACGGCCATCACCGGCGAGCCACGGATGCGGCAGGACATGGTCCGCGTCGGCATGGGCACAGACCTTCGCTTCCGGGGCGAGTTCACCGACTGGACCGCCGTCCTCACCGTCACCTACGTCACGACCGCGCTGTCCCGCGAATCCGTGCTCTCCCTCATCGACGCCGGTGGCCTGGGTGTCGGCGTAGGGGAATGGCGGCCCGAGAAGCGCGGCCAGAACGGCACCTACACCATCGACCCCGACCGTGAAGTTGAGGTGCGCAAGTGAACCTCCGCGACCATCTGCAGCTGATCTACGACGCGAACAAGACGCTCACACCACAGCTGGTGGTCGACGTCGCGGCTGATCCGACGCACCCGCTGCACTCCCGGTTCGAGTGGGACGACTCGGTCGCTGGGCCGAAGTTCAGGCAGGTCCAGGCCGCTGAACTGATCCGGTCGGTCAAGGTCCGGTACAGCGTCGGAACCGAGGATGAGCGGGACGTGCGGGCGTTCCACGTCCTGCCGCGCGGCGATGCGACGAACAGCTACGTGCCGATCGAGGAGATCGCTGCGGATGAGCTGGGTCGGAAGGTGCTGCTGCAGCAGGCCGAGCGTGAGTGGAAGGCGATGCGCCGCCGCTACGCGCACCTGGACGAGTTCATCGCGCTGGTGCGCGGCGACGTCACTCAGGAAGGTGCGGCATGACATCCGATGCGGAGCGTGCCACGCAGGCCGCCCGCGACGGAGCCCGCGACCACGCCACCGGCCGGACCGTCCTCCAAGCCCTCAACAGCCCCCCCGCCGTCGCCCTGCCCGACGGGTGGGAGACCGTCCACACCGCCGCCCGGACCTTCCACAAGCACCCCGCCGCCGGCCAACTCCCGGCCGTCTACGCCGACCACCGCGGTATCGAACTCGGCGTCTGCGGAGAGCTTGAGCCCGGCGACGCCATGACCCTCGCCCTCCGGCTCACCGAAGCCGCGATCATCTGCATCCGCTCCCGTCAGGCCGCGACGTGACCCGGGCCGAGCGGACACCGCTCCCACCCATCACCCGCACCCGGCCAGCACGCGACTACCGGCAGGCGGCGTTCTGGGCCGAGCAGGACTATGCCCGCGCTGCCGGCTTCCGGCGCGTCAGCCGCTACCACGCGGCCGGTGGCGGGATCGGCGGTGCCCGGTGACCCCCCGGCACGCGAGTCCCGAGCGGCAGCCCGCGCCGTGGCCCGTCCAGGCCCTCGGCCTGCTCGCCGCCAGCGTCGTCGGCACCGCGACCGCGCTCATCGGCGCACTCAGCATCGGGATGGTGATGTCCCCATGAACCGGATCGTGAACGCAATCGACCGGCGCGCGGACGGAGTCATCGGCCGGGCCATCGCCGGAACCCGCTGCCACCACTGCCGCCGCCCCATCCGCACCAGCCGCTATCAGGTCGTGATCCACCCGCTGTGGGGGCCGATCACCCTGCACCGCAGGTGCGTCCACCCCGTCCGCCGCACCCGCCGCGCGGATGTCCTGCTGTACGGGGGGCTCCTGTTCGCCACCGGCGGCCTGTTCGCCGCGCTGATCATCATGCAGGTCCCGGCATGACCGCCGTGACCCTGCGTCGGCACCGGGCCGCGCTCGCCGTCCTCGCCGCCGCGCTGATCTTCCTGGTCACTGACGGCGGGGGCTGCGACCTCGAACACCTGCTGCCGCCACCCAAGGACGCCGCGACCGTCCAGTCCCCGTAGCTGGCTCCCGGCGCCCGGCCGGACCTCCACAAGCCCCGGGCGCCGGGACCGACCACATCGTGCACGACCGGAAGGGGAAGCCGTGAACGACCACCCGTGCCAGCACTGCGGCTCCTACAGCCACCCCACCAACGACTGCCCGCACCGCAAGCCCTGACAGGAGAACTCACCCGATGGACTCGATCGAGCTCGGCGAGAAGTACCGCGACAGCATCACCGGATTTGAGGGCACCGCAACAGGTCTGACCGTCTACCTGTACGGCTGCCGTCGCGTGATGCTCGAAGGCGGCAAGGACGGCGAGCCCAAGACGGAATGGTTCGACGAGCAGAGGCTCGTTCGGGTCACCACCGATCAGCCTGTCGAATCCGCCGCGACCACCGGCGGTCCCGGGCGCGTGGCTCCCAGCCGCGACCCGCGCCGCTGAACCAAACCCAGACGACAGACGGCTCCCCGCACCACCCCACAACGCAAGGCGCGGGAAGCCATCCCGAAAGGAAGCATCCCATGGACCACCGGCAGGCCACCATCTACGCCATCAGGGCCGTCCTCAACCGGCTCGCCGACGACCCCGACATCCCGATGCCGTACAGCGTCGAAGCCATCGGCCACGGCAAACCCACCTTCCGCTGGCTGCCGTCCGGGACAGGCAAGCAGGAAACCGCTGAGGCAGCGCGGATCCGCCGAGCGCTCGGCGGCAAGTGGGACAAGCACGTCGGCGACCAGCTACTGAAACTCCACAGCGAGGACGACCACGCCCACTACGAGATCGTCATCTGGCGCACCGCCGCCTGCACCCGCGTCGTCACCGGCACCAAGACGGTCACCGAGACCGTCCCCGACCCGGACGCGCTGGCCGCCGTCCCCATGGTCGAGATCACCCGGCAGGTCGAAGAGTTCCGCTGGGACTGCGCACCGATCCTCGCCACCGAGCACGCCGTGGCGGTGACCAAGTGACCGCCCCGACCCTCGCCCCCCGCGGCGACCTACGGACCCTCGACGACATCCTGCACGAGATCCGCGGGCCCATCGCCCTCGCACTCGCCATGAACCGCCCCGACCACGTCGCGCTCGTCTTCCACACGCACGCAGCCGAAATCGAAGCCGCGTACATCCACGAACACGACCTCTACCCCTGGCGCGACGGGCCCATCACCCCCACCGAACCGGCCGGACTGTCCCTGGTCGAGATCTCCGAACGGGCCGAACCCGCCGAACGCGCCGAACCGGTCGCCGTGTTCTCCGAGGACGCCCTCGACGCAGCCATCTACGGCGACCCCGACACGACACCCATCCCCATCCGACACGAGGCAGAGGTCGCCTGATGCCCACCACCGTCACCACCCAGACCGAACTCGACGCCGCACTCACAGCCAGGACGTCCGAGATCTGGATCGAGTCCGAGGCCGGCGTCTGGCTCACCATCAACGATTCGGACAGCAGCCGCGTCGAGGCCTGGGACAGCAGCAGCGTCGAGGCTCGGGGCAGCAGCCGCGTCGAGGCCCGGGACAGCAGCAGCGTCGAGGCCCGGGACAGCAGCCGCGTCGAGGCCCGGGACAGCAGCAGCGTCGTGGCCCGGGGCAGCAGCCGCGTCGTGGCCCGGGGCAGCAGCCGCGTCGAGGCCTGGGACAGCAGCCGCGTCGTGGCCTGGGACAGCAGCAGCGTCGTGGCCTGGGACAGCAGCAGCGTCGAGGCCCGGGGCAGCAGCCGCGTCGAGGCCTGG